ATTTCAGGTCGATATTTCAAATCGGATATTGACAAATTAAAAAAGGTTGAGAATGAACTTAATAGACGGATGAGAGATGAAATGTATATTTCTCTTAATGAGTTCTATTATGAAATCGGTCTTAACCCGATCAGTATTGGTGATGATCTTGGATGGAACATCGATCACGGTTATATTGAATTAGATTTTAGTTCACAGTTATCGGACGAAGGAACCCCTTGTCTTGTGATTGATTATCAAGTCGCACCTAGATACGAATACAACAGGTAACTTTTAGTACGCGAAAAAAACATATTCTTTAATGGAGAACATATTAAAATTTTCTATATTTGAAAGGAGAAGGTAAAATGGATACTAACGAAATCATGGTAAACGAAGAGGTTATCGAAACGACTGAGGGAATCGCAACAGCGAGTTCTGGAAAGGGTTTTAAGGTTACAGCAGGTGTCGGTTTGACAGTTCTTGGAGGCTTTGTAGCTTACAAGTATGTAATCAAACCGGTAATAGCTAAAATCAAAGCCAAGAAGGAACAGCAAGGGATTAACGAAGAAGTTGATAATGTTATCGAGCTTGAAATCGATGAGTAACTTGATGTGCCTGAGTAAATAGAAAACAGAGTTCTAACGAGGGAGAGTACCTTTAACAGGGTGCTTTCCCTTTTTCTTTTTGAAAGGGGAGAAAAAATGATGAATCTATATTTATACGATGGGCCAGTTATGGAATTTGACACTTGTGTCGCTAATCGTTGGAAGGCTTCTACGTATGCTGTATCTGAGAAAAAGGCGAGGAGTAATCTGGCCTACCAATATAAGAAAAAGAACAATAAGGTTCCAAATAGTAAAATCACTTTACCGGGACCCCTTGTTCTAGATCAACGAAAGGAGTAAACGTGATGGAGGAATACAAGTCAAATTCCCATAAATCTAAGGAGAATCAAAAGGGGTCTATACCGGAGAAAAAAGTAGAAAAAGTGATTGCTGGGACGGCAAAATCCAAGAAAAAAAGCGAAATTCGGAAGTTTACGGACGTATTCATCTCAGAGGACGTCAATAACGTAAAATCTTATATTTTGCTAGAGGTATTGGTCCCCGCAATTAAAAAAGCCATTTCGGATATCGTGACAAACGGTATCGATATGATACTTTACGGGGAAACAGGTAAGACAAAGAGTAATTCCACTGCCTCTAAGGTATCTTACAGGAGTTACTACGATAGAGGAAATGGTAGAAGAGATTATAGCGCGGTTCGTACGAAAACTGGTTATAACTATGACGATATCATCTTGGATAATCGAGGAGAAGCCGAAGAAGTCCTGTCAAGAATGGACGAGTTGATTTCTACTTATGGTTTGGTTAGTGTGGCAGATTTATATGATTTGGTCGGTGTAACAGGAAATTATACCGATAATAAATACGGATGGACTGATATTAGGAGTGCATCGGTAATTCGAGTACGAGACGGTTATATGCTTAAACTACCCAAAGCCCTTCCGCTAAATTAGGAGGATTCTTATGAATGGATATTTGACATCGTACGGCTACATGGGTTTTGTTGCTGGGCGTTGGATATTATTCGCAACAGAATCCGAGTATTATGAATATTTGAATGAGGAGAGATGAAAATGACAAGAGCAGAAACTCTAGATAGAGCTAAACAATGTGTATGCGGTCAACGTGAGAATGAATATGGCTCACCCGAAGATAACTTTCGGTCGATAGCCGCTTTATGGTCGGCGTATAAAAATACTGATTTCACAGCAACCGACGTTGCCATGATGATGGCGTTACTTAAAATAGCTAGGATTAAAACTGGGACCGCAACTGAAGACAGCTTTGTAGACTTAGCTGGTTATGCGGCCTGTGGTGCGGAGATTACATCAAATATTAATAAAGAAAAGGAGATTATATGATTATGAAAAAAACAGAACTTATGACGACTGTAAGCAGTTCGTTTAAAAAGATTGGTTTTAAGATCAAAAAACATAGCCCCGAAATTCTCGTAGTAGCCGGCGTAGTCGGAACCGTTGTAAGTGCAGTTATGGCTTGTAAAGCTACTACTAAAGTGAGTGATATTTTAGAAAAGGCTAAAGAAGATATAAACTCTATTCATGATTGTGCGGCCAACGAGGAGTTCGTAGAGGAATACACTCCCGAAGATGTTAAGAAGGATTTAACCATTGTTTATGTTCAGACCGGCATTAAGCTTGCTAAACTTTATGCTCCAGCAGTAGCTCTTGGCGCTCTGTCCTTGAGTGGCATTCTGGCATCGAACAACATTCTTCGTAAAAGAAATGTTGCTTTAGCAGCGGCTTACGCTACGGTCGATAAAGGGTTTAAAGAATACAGAAATCACGTGGTAGAGCGTTTTGGCGAAGAAGTCGACCGCGAACTGAAGCACGGTATCAAGGCAAAGAAGATTGAAAAGGTTATAGTCGGCGAAGATGGTAAGGAAAAGAAAGTCAAAGAGACCGTCAGCGTTGTGGAAAGAGACTCATTGAGTGATTATTCTTTCTTCTTTGACGAGTCCAATCCTTATTGGGAAAAAGACGGAAGCTATAATAGAATGTTTCTTCTAGCTCAGCAGCAGTATGCTAATGATAAACTAAGGGCAAACGGATATTTGTTTCTGAACGATGTGCTTGACGAACTTGGTATTCCGAGAACTAAAGCCGGTCAGGTTGTTGGTTGGGTATATAATCCCAATAATCCTAATGGTGATAATTACGTTGATTTCGGGATTTACGAAACCTACCGAAGGGATGAAGAAGCTTTCGTAAAGGATAAAGCTATGCACGAAAGATTTGGAGAAGAAGTATACGAACGAGTAGTCCTTCTTGACTTCAACGTAGACGGAAACATTTTGGATCTGATGTAATGAGTGCATCAAAAAATACGAAGACTACCCTTTGATCTTTTGGAAACGGTCTTAGGTTAGTCTTTTATATTTTAGGAGAATTTTTTATGCGAAAATTAAATAGGATAATCATAGTCTCTCTGAGTGCGATATTTATATTTATGACTTGTATAAATATTCCCATCAATGAAACCGACACTGGAGAGATTGTGATTTCTAAACCAATTACTTCGGTTATGCCGACTGTCACTAATTCATATAAAACTCCGGAAATAACTATAGAACCGTTAGAAGAAAAACCATTTTCGGATGAAGAAGTTGAAGCGATTGTTCGGACGTTAGTCGGGGAATGTTATGACGATAAAATGACTGATAAACGTAAAGTCGCTGAAGTCATCGTTAATCGTGTATCAGATGGTGGATTTGGAGAAAACGTTATCGATGTTGTAACAGCCAAAGGACAATTTGCAGGTTACTGGAGACAAAGTCGCCCGGTTAGTAAAAGTGATATTCAAATCGCAGAAGAAACTTTAACTGATTGGTATGCGAATGACTGTAAAGCTTTGTCTGAGTATCTGTTCTTTTGTTCAGGACCGAATAGAGAAAATGTATTTCGGTCTGAGTATTGATATTCAAAAAATTATTTAGGAGGCGTATTTATGAATAAAACAATAAATTTTATGATGTTTGTTCTCGGCGTAGCCGTCGGTTCAGTAGTTACCTGGCGGTATGTCGAGAAAAAATATGAGAAGATAGCTCAAGATGAAATCGATTCGGTAAAAGAAGTATTCTCCAGGAGAGAAACTGAATTTACTGAGAATACGGAAGCCCAAATAAAGGCGGACAATGCAAAAGAAAAGCCGAGCGTTATAGAATACGCAGCCCGTTTACGTGAACAGGGTTATATTAACTATTCCGACATGGCTGATGAAAAACCCGAGGAGGTGAAAGAGGAGTCTATGAGCATAGATAAACCTTATGTTATCGCTCCGGAAGAGTTTGGCGATTTGGATGACTATGAAACAATTAGTCTAACTTATTACGCTGATCAAATTCTGGCCGACGATAACGATGAAATCGTGGATGATGTCGAAGACGTTGTCGGATTCGATTCTTTGAATAGTTTTGGAGAGTATGAGGATGATTCAGTATTTGTCAGAAACGACAGACTGAAGTGTGACTATGAAATCCTTCTCGATCAAAGAAAATATTCTAGCGTTATCAGAAGAAAGCCGCACGAGGTGGATGATTAATGACGAAAAACGAGTTGAAAAAAGAATACTTCGAATGGATGTACCAGCTCGTATGCAATGAAAAATATCTGAAAAGGCTATCCTATCGGAAGCTTTTGACCCACCTGCATGATATAGAGTTTACCTATATTATTGGAATGGATGGTAACAGAGCCGAAGATGGGATAGACCTCAGATATCGATTTGGATATGAGCGTCAGTACAATAACTCTATGATAGCAACATATTTGGATGACCGTCCTTGTAGTGTTTTAGAAATGTTAACAGCCCTTGCTATTCGTTGTGAAGAACACATTATGGACGACCCGGATATAGGAAATCGGACCGGGCAATGGTTTTGGGACATGATTTCAAACCTAGGTTTAAGTTCTTTGAACGATACAAGATTTGACAGTAGATATTTGAACCGCGTCGTTACAAGATTTTTGAATCGAGAATACGAAAAAAATGGAGAAGGCGGATTATTTACTGTTAAGAACTGTAAACATGATTTGCGAACTGTTGAAATTTGGTATCAAATGTGTTGGTACTTGGACGACATCCTAGGAGGAGCATATGACTCATAATGAAGTTTTTAAATGGTTTGAATTATATTTTGAGCTATTTGCCGGAGACCGGGTCGCTGTCTGGTTTCCCAATGGTAAAAACAGCATCCGCATAAGACAGAAGAATGGAGCGGAGTTTATATTTACTTTCAATAGTCATAAAGATTGGAAGTTTGAAACGAAAAACGAAAGGGGGAAAATTTAATGGTCGAGGTAATTAATTATATTTTTGGAAGCTTACGAGCTTCTTCGGACGCTATTAAAAGTATGAAAAAAATACTCAGAAATCAAGCAAGATTCAACCGAACGCTAACCGCTTTCGCATTCACTATTACTACTTATGCCCTTATGGTGGAAATCCATAGTTATGGTCAGGACGAGAAAATTGAAGAACTCAGTAATGAGATCGAGGAGCTTAAACGCATGAAAGGAGAATAAAACGCGATGCTTGACTTTTTTATGATTTCAACACGCAGTACAAAGCGTGGCGTAATAGAAATCTATCCAAAGTTCATCATCAAAAAAAGCTCAGATCTAATGATTCGAGGCGGTGATTTTTACGCTATATGGGTTGAGGAACTCGGTCTATGGTCTACGGACGAGCATTGTGCTTTACAACTTATAGACCGTGAACTGGATAGATATGTGGAAGAAAACCGCCATAAATTTGACTCTAACATAAAGGTTCTGCATATGTGGGACGCTGAGTCCGGAATGATTGACTCTTGGCATAAATACTGTCAGAAGCAGATGAGAGACCACTTTCATATGTTGGACGAGAAACTTATATTTTCCAACTACAAAACCGATAAAAAAGATTACGCCAGTAAAAAGCTGAATTATCCGCTTGAACCTGGCGATTTGTCTGCCTATGACAAGCTGATGTCCACTCTGTATTCAGAGGAAGAAAGACATAAGATTGAGTGGGCAATCGGGTCAATTGTAACTGGGGATTCTAAGAAAATTCAGAAATTCATGGTTTTATACGGTGCAGCGGGAACCGGTAAATCTACAATACTTAACATCATCCAACAGTTATTTGAAGGATATTACTCAGTGTTTGACGCAAGGGCTCTTGGCTCATCTAGTAACTCATTTGCTCTAGAGGCGTTCAAAAACAATCCGCTTGTAGCGATTCAGCACGACGGCGACCTTTCTAGAATTGAAGATAATACGAGGTTGAACAGTCTTGTTTCCCACGAGCTCATGACAGTAAATGAAAAATTCAAATCGACTTATTCCAATCGCTTTAAGTGTTTTTTATTTCTAGGCACTAATAAACCGGTAAAAATTACAGATGCAAAGTCGGGGCTTATTAGAAGATTGATCGATGTATCTCCTTCCGGCAACAAGCTAAGTCCAAAGGAATACAAAACAATCATGAAACAGATCGGTTTTGAACTTGGAGCGATTGCTTATCACTGCCAAGAAGTATATCTAAGTGATCCGGGTAAGTATGATGATTATATTCCGGTGACGATGTTAGGAGCATCTAACGATTTTTATAACTTCGTTGTTGATTCGTATCATGTATTTAAGAAAAATGACGGGGTTACGATGAAGGCTGCTTGGGAAATGTATAAGACTTATTGCGATGAGGCAAAAGTAGCATTCCCATTTTCACAAAGAATCTTCAAAGAGGAGCTTAGGAATTATTTCCGGGATTACAAGGAGCGATTTAACCTTGGTGATGGAACCAGAGTTCGTAGTTATTACTGCGGATTTCGGACAGAAAAATTTGAGGAAAGAACCCTTGATGGTGGAGAGGAAGAATCTGAAACGCCGTTGATTCAATTCACAAGTAAAAAGTCTATATTTGACAAAACATGTGCTAATTGTCTCGCTCAGTATGCTACATCTAATGAAACCCCATTCAAAAAATGGGATGACGTTACGTCAAAACTATCTGAATT